GAGTGAGAGATTTAATATATGAGTATCCATTGATACAATTTCTTTTCGTGGACGGCAGACGAGAGGCTTCTAGAGTAGTTGAAAAAATTTTTAGTAACGAGAAAACCGTAAGACACGTTGATCTACAATTAGCTTACGATTCAAAAAAACTATAATGTGGTATTGCCCAGACAAATATAAAGTAAAGCTAAAAGATATCAACAAAGGGATGTTGGCATTAAAAGGCGAGCTTAAGGATAAGGAAGCTAAAATCTCTCTAGCTATATTTCTTCGTGCAAACTTGGGGTTTACTACTGAGTTAATTTCTGGAATCAAACTCGCGCCGTATCAAGAAGTCACACTTAAAGGATTTATGAACCGAAATTTTTCAATGTGCGTTTGGGGCCGTGGTTGTGGAAAAACATTTATCGCCTCTGTGTTTTGTTTTCTTCAGTGCATATTTAACCCCGGAACAAAAATACTTGTTGCTGGCCCTACATTTCGTACCGCTAGATTTATTTTTAATAATTTAGAAAAGCTTGTTGAATCGAAAGGTGCGGAACTTCTCGCTCAGGCTTTCGGGGCAAAAATGAAAAGAAACGACCAATATGAGTGGCATATTAATGGCGGGACCATAACAGCGATACCACTTAACGGCGAAAAGATTCGTGGTTTTCGCGCCAATGTTTTAGTTCTTGATGAGTATTTGCTTCTTCCAGAAGACATCATAAAAACAGTCCTAATGCCGTTCTTGGTTGCTCCTCAAAACATGAAAGAACGAATTGAAATACGCGAAACAGAAGACAAACTTATAAAACTGGGAGCTATGGAAGAAAAGGACAGGATGGTATTTGAAAACGACAGTAAGATGATAGCCCTTTCTTCTGCGAGTTATACTTTTGAAAATCTTTATAAAACATACAAAGAGTGGACCTCGAAGATAGAGGACAAAGAATTAACAGGTCTAGACAGTAAATACTTTATTTCACAATTAGGTTACGAGGCATTACCAGAGCACATGATTGATAAGACTATTATCGAGGAAGCACAGAGCGGAGGGCAAAGTCATTCTTCTTTTCAACGAGAGTATTGTGCTCAATTTTCAGATGGAAGTGATTCTTATTTCAGTGCGAAAAAAATGCATGAATGTACTGTACCGGATGGTCAAGAGCCCACAACGTTAGTAAAGGAGAACAAGGGCTCAACATATATTTTGGGTATTGATCCGAGTTTTAGTAATAGTCCTTCATCTGATTTTTTTGCTATGTCTCTTGTCGAGGTTGACGAAGAAACAAAGACAAGTGTTTTGGTTCATTCTTATGCGGTTGCTGGTGGAGACCTTAAAGACCATATTAAATATTTAAACTACCTAACTGATTCTTTTGATATAAATATGATAATTATTGATAACGCTGGTTACCAGTTCATCGATGGATGCAACGAATCAATCTTATTCAAGGATAAGCAAATTGGTTTTTTCGATTTCAATAGTGACGCAGAAGGAGAGGATTATAATTCTGAGGTAAAAGCAGCAAAGAGACGATACAACAAAACCGCCGGGACAATTTGCTTCAAACAGGTATTCTCATCCAACTGGATAAGAAAAGCGAACGAGCATCTTCAAGCAGCAATTGACCATAAAAAAATATGGTTTGCCTCAAGAACCACAGCGAATGAACGAGCATTTAACAAACAAAGTAGCTACAGGGTCAAAGCGGAAGACGTAGCGTGTGAAAATGTATTGGAATTGATAGAGCTACAAGACAATCATATATACCAAACGAAGCGTCAATGTGCCCTAGTTGAAGTTAAGACGACGCCCAGAGGAACCCAAACTTTTGACTTGCCACAGCACCTAAAAAGGAGTACGTCACAGCACAGGGCGAGGAAAGACAACTATACAACGTTGATGCTGGCATGTTGGGCAACTAAATGTTATCTTGATATGATAAATGCTCAGGAGACATCGCATAAAACTTTCTCTCCTATAATGATAGATTAGGGTGTAATTTTTTGGGAAACTGTTATTCATGAAAGACCAAGGAACAAGTAAACCGAAGGTAGTTCGAAAAAGAGACAATCCGCCTCTTATGATAAGCGATGCTGCCGAAACTCGAACGAGAAGGAATAAGTCCGCACAAATTGAAAGGACGGATAGATTCTCCAATATTTCAGATGGATTGGTTCCATTTAATTACTCAAAAAGTACCACTAATAACTCCGGTATGGACGTGAAGGATGCGGTAATCTTATGCCAAAAAGCATACTATAATTTTGCGATTTTCAGGACCACGATTGACCTAATGACTGAATTTACCATTAGTGACCTTTTCTTTAGTGGGGGTAATAAAAAATCGAGAAACTTTTTTAATGCCTATTTTGATAAAATAAACATGTGGTCATTCCAAGATAAATTCTTTAGGGAATACTACAGAAGTGGGAATGTATTTGTCTATAGGTTTGACACGAAGATACAACCAAAGGACGTTCGAAGAATTGCCCAAGCCTTTGGTGGTAGCAACAAGGAGATGACCCTTCCTTCGAGGTATATAATTTTAAACCCCGCAGATATTCAAGCAAAGGGAAACATTACTTTTCAGGACATGAAATATTACAAAGTATTGTCTGACTATGAGCTTGAAAGATTAAGAAACCCAAAAACAGAAGAGGATTTAGAAGTATTTAACAATTTGCCGAGCGATGTTAAAAAGGAAGTTAAAAGCAGAAGAACACCTTATTTGTCCATTCCGTTAGACGATGAAAAGATGTATGCGGTTTTCTATAAAAAACAAGATTATGAACCACTAGCAGTACCAATGGGCTTTCCAGTTCTAGAAGATTTAAATTGGAAACAGGAAATGAAAAAAATGGACATGGCCATGACGAGAACCACTCAACAAGCCATACTGCTAATAACAATGGGAGACGAACCGGATAAAGGTGGCGTTAACCAAAAGAACCTAGAAGCCATGCAAAAGCTTTTCGTTAACCAGTCAGTTGGTAGAGTGCTTATCGCTGACTATACAACGAAAGGTCAATTCATTATTCCTGATATAGCTGCAATACTTGATCCAAAAAAATACGAGGTTGTTAATAAGGATATACAAATTGGCTTAAACAATATTCTGTTAGGCGCGGGAGAAAAGTTTGCGAATCAAACCGCGAAAGCAGAGATGTTCCTTGGGAGACTAAGGCAAGCTAGGCAAGCTTTCTTAAATGATTTTCTTATCCCAGAGATAAAAAGGATTTCAAAGGAACTTGGTTTTCAATCTTGGCCTACTCCTAATTTTGATGAGGTTACTTTGCGTGACCCAACCAATATGGCGAGAATCTATAGTAGGATGGTTGAAATTGGAATCCTCACGCCAGACGAAGGAATAGAGGCTTTAAGACGAGGAAGGCTTCCTGAATTAGGTGATTCGGTTGAATCACAAAAGGAATTCTTAAAGCAGAAGAAAAAAGGATTATATGAACCAATGGTAGGTGGCTCTCCGGGCTCTCATCCACACAACCCAAATCCGGGGCAAAACGGCACACCCGCAAAACCCGCCAAGCAAGGAGAAACGAAAATTCCACAGCCGAAAGGTAGACCTAGCGGAACCGGAGTACCTCAAACCACGAAAAAAGTTTCACCAGTAGGAGAAGGCCCACAAAGTAGGGTATCTAACCCTCCGGTAGTTTCTTCTTACAAATTTAGTTTGTCAAAAATACAAGGAAATATGCTCCTTGCTCAAAAGCTAACTACCAAAATTACCAGTAGCTTAAAGAGGAAGCATAAGTTAAAGAAATTAAACGAAAAACAAATTCTGGTAGTTGACCAAATCACATCATTAGTTATTGCTAACGAGGAGCCATCCGATTGGGGTAAGAAGGCAAACGAATACGTCAAGAAACCCGCAGACAAAAATTTAGATCGGGTTAATGAAGTCCAAGAGGTTGCATTAGAACACCAGTTAGACGATTACTTGGCTGGGATTTTATACGCCAGTAGGACTGAAGATGTCTAAGAATCGTGTTACTTATCAAGCGCAAGGAGCTTTCATAGGTCCCGCAATAATAAGCGGATCACA